GCGATGACGTGTTGAAGGGCGAGACCCGACCGTCTGGGTTCCGGAGCGTCACCGTGGCCGTTCCCGCCGCGAAGTCCTGGTTAATGCTCGACCGCCCCCGCATCCAGGACAGGCCGGGCAGGACGTACCCAGTCACATCCTCGTTGGCGTCGACGAAGTCGCCGTCATCGTTCCAGTCGACGTAGACGCGGGGCTCTATGTATGAGAGCGTCATGCTAGCAACCCCACGCTGCCGGCGGTCCGTAGCCGTTGCTGGAGCACATTTGCCAGCCGCTCCGCCAGGCTGATCGCATCCCGTTCATCGGCCATGAACACGCCCCCGTGGATATGAACGTGCACATCCCCGGACAGCATGTCCCGCGTCCTCGGAGGCAGCGGTACAATCGCCTCCGGCCCCGCCTCGCCCGCCAGCACCAGTGTAGGCCTTTGAATGATGCCGCCCGTAGCCAGGCGCGGCACCTCCGGCAGGTCCGGGAAGTTGAACCCAGGGAAATTAATGTCGGGCGCC